AATCAACATTGAGTGTAACTGGTAAATTAGAACCGGAGACATATCTGTTTATAAGTTGTTCTGACGTTTGTACGTTTTCACTTAAAATCTCTGTCCATGATTTATATTCCGTATCAGATGTTGTCCAATAATCATAATCTACTTCAAAATTTGGCCCCTTTATGTAGGGAATCTCAGGTTCAAACTCTTCTGGTAAAAGATTTACCGTATCAATGTAAGGTTTCATCAATCGTATAGAAACCCAACACGTAAAGAATATGTCTAATTCTGGACTAAGTGGTTCGTATAATTTTACGAAGAATGAAAATGGATCTCCATCTGAGGTTACATTTATAACATCTACAAGTTTATTTTCACCAAAGTTAAGAACAATAGGTGGTATAAATGTTTTTGGCTTTAGATTTTCAAGAACAAATCTAGCAAGTTGTAGTTTACCATCTTCAGAATCTGCATTTGTCAATGATATTTTTAACTCAGTTCTATCGTCTGATATTTCAGAGATAAACATTTTGTCTTTGGAATCATATGATCCAATAAAATCTCTAAGGAAGTTATAGACTACACGATATTCGGTAGGTGGAACACCTATATCTTCAAGGTCTTTATGTACTTGAAGATTTATACTTGGATATTCTTTGTCTTGTACAATTGAATATGTATCAATATTGTATGCAGATTTTACATATAAGAGATTACGAAGAAAAACATGCATTTCAACATTGAATACATTTTTTCCTGTTATTGGGTCTATGAAATTTGGATCAAATTCTGGGATAACAGTTCGTTTTTCCAATAATGCCAAATCTTCCAATGGAAAGGTTATACCTCTTTTTGGATTGTTATCAACAACGATCTCATTTATATTTTTGTATTCAAAGTTTGCCATATATTTTCATTAATATTTCGTCGGTAATTCCGATAGAATATTTAAAATTTCTAAAAATTGATCATTTGTTGTTTTTCTCAGAGCTGCCTCTATATTTTCAGTATTACCATTTTCCCAAGTAACACCCAATATACCGTAAATCTCTCTAATTTTCTCCTCATTTGAACCTCTACCTCGAATACAATCGTTTCTCCATTTGTCAAGTAAGTCACCTGTACATGGGTCTTGACCTGGGGCTTGATCATAAATAAAAGTTCTAACTGAGATGAACCCATTTGTCTTTGTTTCGAGTGTATTTATGTCCTTTAGTATAGATTTTGTATCTTCTAATGTTTTTATGTTTTCTGATGTTAACAAAGATCTATATTGTTTTTTGTAAAGGTTATTCCAATCCACTATTTGTTTTATACGTGATGACATATTTCCACCTAAATCAACAAACTTCTGACGTTGAATTGGTGTCTCTGCTTTTAATAAAGTGAGTACCCGTAATAATGTATCGTCATTTGATGTATTGATGTATAGTATTTTTTCCCAAGCAGATTGAATACTTTTGATTGTATTTTTACGTTCAATTTCTTCCGGAGAATCACCCGGTTCGGGTTCTGGTTCGGCCGGTTTCAATGCATCCGCTATACCACCAACCGCCTTTTCAAATGCTGCCAATTGTTTTGCTGCCGCTTCTTCTGATTTCTTAGCCTGTGCTTCAATTTGAGTCGATAGAGCATCGAATGCATCAGTTGTATTTGTAAGTTGTTGTGAAACTTTATCTTCCAATTCAGCAAGCGTTGCATCAATAACTTCATTCAAAGCGATTATTGTTTCATCCTTTATAGCACTCTCATCAACTGTAATATTTCGTTGTGCGGAAAGTTCTTCTATTATTCTATTTAAACTTTCAACATCAGAATCTTTTACATCAACCAATTCATTTAAGTTTGACAATTGATTTTGAAGAGATTCTAATTTTGATTGTAATGCCGGAACACTGTTTGAATCTGCAACGATTAGTTTTTTTAGGTTTTCAACCAAATCTCTGTTATCGACTACACCATCACCTGTTGCATCATCTGGGAATATTGTATCTAATTCAGCTGCTCGACGAAGTACATTTTTTTCAGCATCAACTGCGTCTTGAAGTTGATTGAATCCTTTATTGACAACATAATTGAAAGTTTCAAGAGTAAATCTTTCGTCTAATAAATCAACTCGTAATGACCCTTTATTTCTAAGATAGTTATCAAAAGAAATAACTCTACCTAACTCATCTCTAGTTACAGCAACCGTTGTATCTATATCTTGTTTTGTTTTTTTAGTTAGTTCATCCAATAATGAACGTAGTGATTCAGATGGCAATACACCAGTTTCACTTCCAGTAAGCATCTTTCTTACTATAAAATTGAAAAATGGATCAACTGGTTGTGATGTTATACCATCCAATAGGTTTGAAGAATTCTGTATGTTTCCACTATCAATCGCGGCTTGAATTCGTCTTTGTTCCGCGATATATTTTTTCACATAATCATAATCAGTAGATGATTTGAAATCTTTGAACTTCTGAAGTAATTCATCTTTTTGTTGAAATGTTGTTTTTGCAACCCCGACTTTATTCTCGAACCCAAGTGTTATATTCTGTGAATCAAAGTAATCAACAAATTCTTGATTTGTAGCAAATGTCAAGTTTCGAAATCTTTCGATCAAAGATTCCGCTTGAGTTCTTTCAACATTATACTCAAATAAAAACTGTTCTATTCGAATCATCTTGAAACCTTGAAGTAGTAATTGTTATCAAAGATTTGTGATACATCACCACCACTTGTGTCTACTCGCATCAATACACGATAAAATCGCTCAGGTTGAAACGAATTCATCCATAGATTGAAGTAATTTCCTTCAGAGTCACAACTTATTTTAGTACCGGTGGTGTCAAATGGAATGATTATTTCATCTGTACTTGCATCTCTAATTTCATAATATGATGATGTTGGTAGATAGTATTTTTGTGTGTAATATGATTGAGTAGTATATGTTTTTTGTGGATACCGTGTATACGCATCAATTCTAATTTTTGCCTTTTCTGCCTCAGTATACGATTTTTTCAAATCAACACCAATCACAACATCTTCTAATGAAACAGGACTTAGACTACCGGTTGTAAATACAGAATCATCCCAAACTACTTGTAGTCGTGGAACGTATATTGTATTACTATCGGTACTGAAAAACTTGAGACTATGTATTGTTTCATTTGATGACTCCAATTCATTTGAAAACTTCAGAATAAATCCGTCATTTTCAAATCGACCAGATCCAGTTATCCATTTTTTTACAATAGAACTAACATCCATGTAAATATCAGATGATTCGTATGAGAAAGATTGAGTACACGTTGTATTTTCAAATGTCCACCAAGTTCCACCACCAACGTTTGAAAAATAAGAACCAGTTATACTTGCAAATAAAGCACCAAAAATCAAATCAGCATCAACCCACGAATCGGAAATTTCATCCCACTCGTAGTTTATACCACCTGTAACAGCTGTTACACCCCATGTTCTTCCAATTTGTTTTGAACTTCTATATGTCCATGATACACCATCAGTTGTTATAGGTGTATTGAAATATTTTCCTGTTCCATTTACCCATGATCCACTAATTGGATGGGCGTAAACAGTATATTCCTGTGGTATTTCTCTTACATCAGCAGTTCTGAGTTGTAGATAGTATTTTGCGTTCTGTGATATTTTACCGGAGTTTACTCGTGATTCAATATCTGAGACATCGAATTTCATAACAATACGGCTATTATACTTGGATGAACTACCAACAAGTTCGTGTGACAGCTCTAATATTTGGTCTATTCCCGTATTTAGAGATTCTGTTTTTTCATAGATAGTTGCATCAAACTTTGGATAAATGGTATATATCATCCGAATGCCCTCACTCTACCGATAATATCGTTATCAGGATATTTGATTTCAAAAATTGATGGGTCAAGGGATGGAAATATAATACCATCCTTTGTTGCTCTTTCAATATCATAAGCGTTTGGCGAATAACCAAGTGTTGTATCATAGTAATTTACAAATCGCACACCAACTACTGTTTGTACACCATCGACTCTATCAAGTTCCGTAAAAATGTTACTTATAACAATCGGTTGATTTATTTGCCATCTCTTTATATCAAAGTAACGTTTCAGTCTGTCTATACATCTTAGAATAACTTGGTTTCCATTTTGATCTGGTAATGTAATTATATCAAACTCAACCCCGATGTTTATTATGTAAGCATCTTTTATGTTTATGGCATCAGTTAACATTCTGTGGTGATTGATATACGTTTTTAAGTTTTCCTTTGTTGCATCATTTATACTTGTAAGTTTACTATTTGCATCATAACCAAGCACATATAGATTCAATGCTAAATCATTAGCAACTCTATCACTGTTGAAAATAGATTCTTCTGTCAATTGTGTATCTTTTGTGATATATGCCTTTGCAATAGAACCATATCTTTGTGGTAAACTGTATGATCGTATAATGTAATCTTCTTTTGTTACAGCACGATTTTGTGAAGCAAAAGAAGCTAATGCGTTCTGACGAATTTCATTTATACTTTCCCCGTCCATACCACCTGTTGCTGGTTGTGGGTTTGTTGTTGCAAGACTACCAATAACTTGATTATATAGTGTTGTATCTAATCCCGTTTCGTCTAACGTTATCGTTCTTGTAATCACGCGTGTCAAAATTTCTGAACTGACATTATCTCTAACTCCACCACCTTGTGTATAGTAAACAGTCAGTGTTGTGTTGTTAGGGGCAAGTCCATATGTTTTTGTGTATAAGAAATTTGATGGATCTATGTTTGGTGAAGCTGATGATTCTATTCCACTCAGTGAAGATCCAATCAAATCTGGATTAGGTATTATTTCTTCATCATCAAAATCAGAAACACCGGCTCCAAAATTTATTTCGTATGAACTTGAAAAGTTATTACCAAATGCTCGGGATGAGAATCTACGCGATACCTTATTCAGTTTTAAAAGGTATGGTGTTTCATTTCTATGTAAATTTAGTGAACTATCGTTTCTTGGAATGTTTGGAACAGCTTCAAATATAGTATCTTGTGCTAAGTAAGGCACATGATACCACTTATTTGCGTCAGAATCTATAGCGTATAGAATCTCAATAATTCGATCGTCACGTAAAATCACTTTATCATATGGTTTTGGTGAACCAAATACATATTCGGTTGTTTTTATAACTCCCGAAACAGCTTTTACTGATTTCTTCAGTAGATAAAATGTTGGTTCGTTTGTTATATCGTCAACTTCAAAAATTGTAATTTCAGTTGGATCAAACGAACTACTAAATCTAAAATCTACATACTCAATAGTTCTAAATTGAATACCATTATCATTTTCTGCTGCTA